ACAGCTTTAGATCTTGGTTTAATAACTAAAGAAGAAATTAAAACTAAACAAAAAGTAAATGGAACTCACTGGGTTCCTTTAGGTTCTTTCAAGAATAAGAAAGATGCCTATGACTATATTCAAATACTTCGAGACGAGCAAAAGAATGCACGATTTCAAAGTAACTCCTAAGCACGATCTGTCTTGGTTTATTAAATGGACTGCCAGCATTATAATACTTATAGGTATGTTATTAACATCAGCAAGTATTGAACCTTATAATATGATGTTTCATCTTATAGGTGTTGTAGGCTGGCTGTGCGTTGGTTTACTTTGGCATGATCGAGCTTTAATATTTATTAATGCAGTAGCATTGTTTATATTTGCTTCTGGTATTTTAAGATTTTATATGGTGAGTATATGACTAGAAAACACTTCAAGGCTTTAGCACAATTTGCAGGTTCTAATAATTTAGATGATGATTTAATTGTAGAACTTGCTAATGTATGTAAAAGTTTTAATGGAAATTTCGATCGCAATAAATTCTATGAAGCAGTTATTGCTCAAAGAACTCAGTTAGATCGAGAAAAGTTAAGGTGATTATAGTGTAATGGTTAGCACAATAGATTGTGATTCTGTTAGTTTGAGTTCAAATCTCAATAGTCACCCCAGTTTGCAATGAGAGTTAAGGCCTCCTAGTCGGTAGCGACGAAATTAAATAACCACGCGACTCCTCTTGACAGGTTCCTTGAGCTCGCTCGGCCTGGCGAGATTGCAAAAATAAGCCTAGAGCATCACTCTCAGAATATGCTCTAGGCTTTTTCAAAATTTTTTAGAACCCCACATCCGACACTAGTCACTTGCGGCGGACAACTCAGCAATTTTACGTTGCAGATCTTCTTCAGACATGTCTGACGTATCCAAAGCTAAATTTGTCTGATCAATACGTTGCAACTTTGGCTGTTCATACTCGGCTAACGCTATGGCCAGTCGTTCAATTGTCTCTTGATCTTCTACTTGTATCGCTTTTGCTAGCTGAACTTTTAGAATGTCAACAGCTGATGGCATTTCAGTAATAACTTCATCTCGAATTTTTTTAAACTCGGAGGCTGACAGCTTCATAGCATCTCGGAGTGCTTTATTTTGTCGGCGCTTCTCTGCGCCACGTGCTTGCATCTCTCGAGCAGTTTCAGAATCTATAACTGGTCTAAGCTGTGCAAGAGAATTCGGGTGTTTACCACATTTTTCATAACCCATAATTAACCTCCATAAATATCTTTTAGGGGACGTTTAAGAGAGGCGTTGCCTCTTTCCCTTGATTATTTTAAAAACCCACATCCGGGAGTATGCAGTAATGAAAATAATTTTTAAAATAAATCCAATTGCTAAAACACTTAAGGACCCTAAGTATCGTCCTAAAGTTATACCTAATAAAAAGAAATATAACAGAAAGAAAACAAATGAAAAAGATAACCGTACTAAATAAGCATGCAAAATTAATTGCAGAAAGGAATAAACATAAGATGGCTAAAGTAACAGCATCAACAATCTTACATGAAGCAGCTGAGCTTAAAGAAAAGAAGCAAGCTGATTATCAAGGAGATATGTGGACAGAAGAAGATTACTTTCCGTATGGAAATAAATCTTATATGCATATGATTCATACTAAGTATTTACGTATGCGTAGCTTAGCAGAAAATGAAGATAAAGAAATTAACTTTGAATCTTTAGAAGATACGCTTGTAGACATGGCAGTCTATTGTGCAATGTTTGCAGCATACCTAGAAAATAAAAAGATATGACTAGATATGAAAGCAAATACTTACGTATAGCTGATGAGATACTAACGTATGGTGATTATAGAGAAACCAGAAATGGCTGGGTAAAATCTTTATTTACTCAGACATTACATTTTGATATGAGTAGTGATAGATTTCCTGTAATTACAACACGTAAAATGAATGTTAACAGTGTGTTAGGTGAATACGCTGCAATAATTAGAGGACCTAAAAATATAAAAGATTTTCAGAAATGGGGGTGTAATTATTGGAATGAGTTCGGAGATCCTGATACTGGCGAGTTACGCATTGACTACGGTAATAGTTGGGTTGATTATAATGGCGTTAATCAAATAAAAAGATTAATATATAATATTAATAATCATCCACAAAGTCGAAGGCTAATAGTAGATGCATGGAATCCTGAAAATATACCTATATCTAGTTTACCATGTTGTCATTTTATGTATCAATTTTACGTAGATAATTCTCATTTAGATTTAACAGTTTACCAAAGATCTGGTGACTGGATGATTGGTGTTCCTAGTGATATGATATTTGCAGCAACTTTCTTAGCAAATATTGCAAGCATTACTAACTTAAAACCAAGAAGAATTAATTTAATTGTAGGTGACTGTCACATTTATAAAGAACATTTTGATAAAGTAACTGAGCAAATGAGTAGAGCTATAACAGCCCCACCATTATACAGTTTGCTACGTCAACATGAATTCGCAGACTTTGAACCTACAGATTTAAATATATTAGACTATAAACATAAGGAGTTTATAAAGTATGACCTTAAAAAGTGAATGGCTATCAGATATAAATGATATGCACTATAAGTTTGGTGCAACAGAGTGGGTAGAAGATATGCACCGCTCAAAGAATTATAAATTATTAAAAGATTTTCTAGCATTTAGATTAGATTTTCTTGAAGAAGAATTCGAAGAAACTCAAGCAGCTTTCTTTAAGAATGATTCTAAAGAAGTTGTAGATGGTTTGATTGATCTTATTGTTATTGCAATCGGTACATTAGATTTATTTAAATGTGATGCCGATGTAGTATGGGATAAGATACATCATTCTAATATGGCTAAAGAACCTGGAGCAAATAAATCCAGACAAAATCCATTTGGTTTACCAGACATGGTAAAACCTGAAGGATGGGTAGGACCTAACATAACTAAAGAAAATTGTGGTATACTACCTGACATTCTAAATCATGAAGAAGATAAAGATAAAAGAGATTTAGAAAATGAACTTAAAAATAATGTAGCTAACCTACAATATGAGGAATAGATATGAAAGAAGATTTACAAAAGACTAATGTTGCATCACCTAATGAACAACAAATTACAATTCATGAAATTAGAACTATGATTGTAGGTGATGAATCTAAAATAAAACTATTAAATATATTTGATAATTTAATAGCAGATAATACTAAACTTAAAGCTGACCTGGAGGGTAGCAGAAAGGAATAAATATGAGACTAACGTTTGATATAGAAACGGACGGTCTTGATGCAACTAAAATCTGGTGTCTAGTCATACAAGACATAGACACTGGTCGCATCATGAGATACGCAGACACTACAGATATTGAAAGAAAATATGATGGCAATATTAAGATGGGTCTGTCATTATTACAACACGCAAAGTTATTAGTAGCACATAACGGAATAGGATTTGATGCTTTAATAATAAAGAAACTTTATGATATTGATTTGTATGATGGAGATAGGTTCTTCGATACATGGATAGCATCTCAAGTATTAAATTACAGACGACCACATAAACATGGGTTAGCTGGATGGGGTGAGTATCTTAAATATCACAAAGGAGATTACGATGATTGGTCACAATTCTCTGAGAAGATGATGGACTATTGCGTAAGAGATGTTAAACTGAACACTAAAATATTTAATATTTTAATGGAAGAACTTAAACAGTTAGCTGACAAGCAACCCCTCATTCGTGAAGGTTTAAAGAATGAAATGTCAACTGCTAAATTCGATGCATACTGTAGATACTATGGATGGTCATTCGATAAGCATAAAGCATTGAATTTATTAGATAAAATTAAATCTCGAATGAATGAAATAGAAAAGATTGTTGAGCCTAAACTTCCAGCTGTCACTCGGTTAATTGATAAGCAACCAAAGACACCGAAGTATACTAAGAAAGGTTATTATACTGCAGCTACTGCACGTATGTTAAGTGAGTATCTGAATATGGATGTTAAACCAGAGAACACTAAAGTCTGGGCAGCAGGTAAAGAGTTCCAAAGAAAAGTAACTAAGCCTGCAAACTTAGGTAATCTAGAACAAGTTAAAGAATATCTTTATACAATCGGATGGGAACCTGATGATTGGAAGATGGAAAGATTAGGTAGAGAGTTCATTAAGAAAACTCCTAAGCTAACTAAAACTTCTTTAGATAAATTAGGTTGGGATGGATCCGCTATACATCATTGGACAACACTTAGATCTAGACGTGGTGTAGTAGAAGGTTGGATAGAAAACCTACAATTCGGTAGAAGATTACATGGTAAACTCTGGGTAGTAGGTACACCTACATTTAGATGTCGTCATGAAGTTATCGCTAATCTACCTGCAATAACTGCTGAACTTGGTAAAGAACTTCGTGAGTTACTAATAGCAGAACCTGGAAGAAAGATAGTAGGTGCTGACTCTAGTGGTAATCAATTCAGATCTCTTGCACATTATGCTAAAGATGATAACCTCACTAACCAAATTATGAGTGGAGATATACATCAGTATAACGCAGACATCATTGATACTGATAGACGTACTGCAAAGACTTGGATCTATGCATTTCTATTTGGTGCTGGTGCTACTAAACTTGGTAAAGTATTAACAGGTGTTGGTAATATTAAACGAGGTAAAGAATCTATTGATGCATACGGTAATGCAATACCTGGTTTGAAAGCATTAAAAGATAAGTTAGTTTCTATATGGAATACAACAGATTCACAAAGCAGTACTGAAGGTTATGTTCCTGGTCTTGATGGTCGTAAAGTATATACACCTCAGGATTATCAGACACTTAATTATTTACTACAAAGTTGTGAAGCTATTACAACTAAAGCAGCAGTAGCTTATCAAATGAATAAGATTAAAGAAGAAAAGCTGGATGCTGAACCCCGACTTTATTATCATGATGAAGTAGCTTGGTCAGTTAAAGAAGAACACGCTGATCGTGTATTAGAAATTCTAATAGAATCATTTGCTGAAGGTCCTAAGAAAGTAGGAGTTACAATCATGGCAGGTGAAGGTACAATCGGTAATAACTATGCGGAGGTTCACTAATGATAGTAGAAATTAATGTAACAAAAGACTTTGTTAATCAAAGAGAAGCACGTTCAGAAAAGTATAATCCTAGAGGACGTTCGCTTGAACAATTAAAACTTGATATTGAATGTGAGATATTTGAGTGGCACTTAATTGATAGAGGTACATGGAAAGACCATGATGCTTGGCAAGTTGATGGTGTCGATCAGATCTGGGGTAATGTCGATGTTAAGTTTATTAAAACCTGGTACAATATACCATGTAATAAAATGGTTTACTTATTAAAGCAAAGAGAATTAACAAATGCTTTTATATTCTGTGAATGGAATGAAAGACCTCAGCGTTTATTAACTCCAGGAGATACAGTTAAAGTAAATACCCTAGGTATATTAGAGTACTGGGAATTAGTAGATCTAATTAAACCTTCTAAGTTTAATGGATTCTATGCAGATGTTCGTAAGTATTTAGAACAAACACCTAACACTTCTAAATATACAATAAAAGATGAAAGGAAAACTAAATGAAACCAATTCAAAAGTTTATGTTGGTAGATACTGATTCTATATTCTTTAAGATAGCTTACAAAGCTAAGAATCAATCTGAATTAAGACGAAGCTACAATACTTTCTGTAATAATATGAAGATGGAAGTATCTAATAAATTAATTAATCCTTTTGATGATAGAGAAAAGCTTGTAGTTTTATATGCAGTTAAAGGTAAAGGAAACTTTAGAAAAGATTTAGCACCTGATTATAAATCTAATCGTCCTGAACTTGATAAGAAAATAAAAGATAGTTTAAATTATCTACATAAATATGCTGTATCTAAAGGTGCTATCCAAGCAGATGGTATGGAAGCAGATGATTTAGTTTCTATCTGGGCACATGAAGCTCTAGAAAATAAAGAAGACTATGTAGTTTGTGGTATTGATAAAGATTTATTACAGATACCAGGTCATCATTATAACTATGGTAAAGATACTTGGCAACTTATTAATGAAGAAGAAGCCTTACATAATTTGTATCTTCAATGTTTAACTGGTGATAATACAGATAACATTCCAGGTCTTAAAGGTATTGGTCCTAAGAAAGCAGCAAAGATATTAGCTGGTGTACCATTAGCAAGACAATGGAAAAAGATTAAAGCTACATGGAATGAGCATGAACAACCTATAAAACAGCTAGAGCTTAGTCATAAGCTACTAAGAATGCTAACAACATGGGAAGAGTATGAAGATATTAAAGCACACATTCAAAGTAAAACCTCTGTCAGCAAATCAGATGACGTACAGGAACAAAGCGATAAAGCAGATCAAGTACGTAGAGTATCAGAATGAATTGAGAGATGAACTTCAAGGGGTTGAATGGCCCTTTGAAGATTCAGATTTCCTGGAGTTTGAGATTATTGCTGGTGTATCTAATAGAATGGCAGACCTAGATAATGTAGTGAAGCCACTGTTAGATACATACCAAGGTATCTTTGAAAAGTTTAATGATAATAAAGTTTATCACATAACATTAGATAAACATATAACAGATAAAGGTAAAGAATATCTATATGTAAAAGTAGAAAAGTGGATAGACGCTTTACCTTTAACAATAGTAAATGACAAAGAGTTATTGGAAAGGACAATTAATTATGAGTTACAAGCAGACAGCCTGCCCAAAGTGTGATTCATCAGATGCGTTTACAATTTATGAAGACGGCGCATACTGTTTTTCATGTCAATATTCAACTAAGAAAGTAAATAATATGAATGACTTAGAACCTGTTGCTAAACCTAATAGCAGCACAACACTCGATGAAATCCATGAGTTAAATAGTTTTGCAATTACTTCTCGTGGTATAAGTAAACAAGTAGTAGATCACTTCGGAATTAAGATGGCAGTAAATCCTGACGGTTCCGGTGGTTCACACTTCTATCCATATACAAATAAGTATGATGGTAAAGTGATTGCATTTAAAGAACGTAAGTTACCTAAAAGTTTTCTAGCACACGGTAACTTTACTAATATAGAATTGTTCGGTCAAGCAGTAAGTAACGGTGGTAAGACACTTGTAATAACTGAAGGCGAGCTAGATGCATGTGCAGTGGCACAAAGTTTCCTAGATAAATACAATAGAATATTTCCTGTAGTATCTATACCAAGTGCATCAGGTTGTAAGGTTGTACTTGAGCAGAGAGAATGGATTAGAAAGTTTGAATCCGTAATATTATTCTTTGATAAAGATGAAGCTGGTCAAGCAGCAGTACAGAAAGTTGCTAAGATAATTGGTGCTGGTAAAGTTAAAGTAGCTAAGCTATTAGAGAAAGATCCATGTGAACAACTACTAAAGCATGGCTCTAAGAGTTTACTACAAAGCTACTGGGATGCAGAAACCTGGTCACCTGCTGGTTTAATAGTAGGTGAATCTATCTGGGAACAGTTTAAAGAAAGACAAAGAACCAAGTCAAGACCTTATCCTAAATGTTTAACAGGATTAAACGATAAACTTAAAGGTATTAGACAAGGTGAAATTACTTTGTTCACTAGTGGCACTGGCTCTGGTAAATCTACTATAGTTAAAGAGATTGTATTAGATTTATTAGAAGATAAACCAGATGATGATGGTGTGATCGAAGAAAATAAAGTAGGTTTAATATCACTTGAAGAAAGTGTAGGTGATACAGCTGAAAAGTTTATTGAGATGTCTTTAAATCAAAGACTAGATCATGCTGATAATAAGTTAACTGATTTAGATTTACGCCAAGGATTTGAGAAAGTATTTGGTGATGAACGATTAGTATTACTTGATCATCAAGGTTCTGTTGGTGACACTTCATTAACAGATAAGATAGAGTATATGTGTTTGATGGGTTGTAAATACCTGGTGTTAGACCATATAACTATAGCAGTATCAGAAGGATCTGAAGGTCTGTCTGGTAACGAAGCAATTGATAAAGTAATGAGTGACTTACTTAAGATTGTTAAGAAACATAATGTATGGTTATGTTTAATCTCACACTTAAGAAAAGCCCCAGGTGGTGGTGCTTCTTTTGAAGAAGGTAAGCTAGCATCTATTGATGATATTAAAGGTAGTGGTTCTATCAAACAAATATCATTTGATATAGTAGCATTCGCTAGAAACCTAGTAGCTGATAACGAAACTGAACGTAACACTATTAAATTTAGAGTATTAAAATCTAGATTTACAGGTCTTACAGGTTCAGCAGGTGCAGCAATATATAACACTAAGACGGGGAGACTAACTTCAACTGATATTTTCGCGGAGATCTAATGGATAAACAAGGAAGGTACGATGAGTTATATCTTGATATAGCTACACGAATCAGTAAGATGTCTCACGATACTGATCACCAAGTAGGTTCGGTAATCGTTAAAGATAATAACATACTTGCGTTTGGATTCAATGGTATGCCAGCTGGTATGGATAATGAATGCAAGCATGCTAACGGTGGTACGCTACCTGAAGTTATACATGCTGAAGCAAATGCAATATGTAAGTTAGCTAAAAGTACAGGGAGTTCAGAGGGTGCTACATTATATAGCACTCTCTCACCCTGTGTGGAATGCGCTAAACTCATAATGCAAAGTGGTATAAGCCGAGTTCTTTTTAGAGAAACTTATAAGGATGAAGCAGGTATAATACTGTTATTAAATAATAATAAGGAAGTGAAAGGAGTAAAATGGAGGAGCAACTTGAGTACTTAAAGTATAAGATAACTAAATCTAAAGCTCACATAGCTTGTAACCTTTTAAAGGAAACACCTTTAGAAGATTTAAAAGCATACTTAGTATTCTCAATGGATACTATACAACAACACTTCGCTCGTAATAGTATGAGAGGAAACAAATCATACCAAGGTGAAGCTAACCTTACACATTTAAGTGTAGCAGTTGGCACTCATATCTTAACAGAAATAAAGTATTCTAATAAGGATGATGCACCTTGGGATTGGTTTAGACTTAGAGTTATGATGGGAGATTTATTCTTAGAACCTTTCTATCAGACACATCAGATTAATATAGGTAAGACTAGGGATAATACTTTTATTCCTGTAGAATCTTTAGACCGTAGTCTTAAGAGAAGTCGTGCACATTATATAGTAGTACCTGAGAAGTGGGATCTACTTGTGCCAGAAGGAAGTGAGGATCTATTAAAAGGAACTGTATTTGAAAAGCCAGAACCTATTAGTTCTTTAATGCAACCTACTGAAAGACCTGTAATAAAAGGATGGACACATGATAGAAGCAAAGAGTTTAAACCTTACCTAGCTAATGGCTTTATTAAAAGCATGAATGTGTTGCAACAAACTGAATGGAAAATTAATAATAAAGTTCGAAACATTTTAATTCGTAATCGAAATAAAATCTTAGATCAGTATAAAGATTTTCCTAAGAAATATAAATCAAAGATAATAGAATTTGATTTAACTATAGCACGATCAAAACTAATAGGTGACAAACCATTTTATCAATACACTGAGGCAGACTATAGAGGTAGAGTATATTATACTACACCATTCCTAAACTTTCAGGGTAATGATTTAGCAAGAGGCCAAATGCTTTTTGCTAAAGGTAAACCAATGACAGACGCAGGATTAAGAAGACTTAAGATTCATATAGCTTGTTGCTATAATGAAACTTATAGTAAAGATAATCTTCCTGAGTGGTTAACAACTGACTATCTTCCTTACTTAAAGGATGAAGAGTTAGATGATATATCTGTAGATAAGATGACGTTAGAAGATCGTGAAGCATGGACTGATAATAATATTGCAAAGCTATTAGAGATAGCTGACAAAGAAATTATAAGTTCTGTTGCAGAGAAACCTATTAGCTTGCTAGCTAGTGTATTAGAAATTAAAGATGCACTCGAGCAAGAAGAATATATTACTTATCTTCCAATACCAATTGACGGTTCTAATAATGGATGGCAACATCTATGTGCTATGTC